ATCCGCCGAAAGCTCAACAGCCAAAAACTGAAGATGCTGCATCATATGAGCAATAATTAAACCCTGCAATTGCGGCGTAGTCTTTACCACCTCCGTCAAAAACAAAGATCTGTGGGCGTCAATATGGGCCTGATGATTTTGCCCCTCAAAAGCCTGCGCCTGCTGGCCCATCATAAAGCCAGAGTTTTCTATGCCCGCATCAATTGGCATTGGCGGTGGTGGCGGTGGCGGCGGTGGCTGTATCAGGGAATCAACGTCGTCTACGCCAAGCGCAGCATACATGCGGCGATAAGCCTCATAAATTCCTTCTGGACCATGTATTTCTGGATTGCTTTGGACCATGGTCAGCAACTCTTGGGCCATAGTTATTCTTTGCGACTGCGAGAATATGTTTGGATCGGAAACTGGGATAACATCCACTCTTCCGTCAAAGTCTTCGCCCTTTATCTCTTGGGCGCCGCTGCCGGTGTTGTATGGGTAAGACGGTGGCAAATATTCTCCAAACACTTTTGCCAACAACTTAAACTCAAGGCGCTGCGAATAGTGCAGGCGCTTATGGATTGCGCTCATTACCTTTGTGCCGCGCTCCAGAAGAGCCACAGTGGTGCCGACTGGCATATTTTGCGCCGCATCACCAATGTTCATATCGCCAATACTTGCAAAGCGTTTGCCGCTATCAACCAAAAGCCCCAGCATTTGTACGAGGACGGTTGACGGCTCCTTGATCGGAAGCGGTATTAAATTCTCTCTTAGGGATGCGCCGGTGGTGTCGATGTCTCTGAACTCGCCCGGTTGCAGCGGCTCGTCCTCGTCTCGAATGCGCATTCCTCGCGCTTTAAATCCAGCCGGAAGGTTTGCCAAGGTTCCCGCATCAATAAGCTGCCGTAGTATGCTGGTTGCGGACTTAGATATACCACCAATCATATGGCTTAGACCGAGGCCATAAAAGCCAAGGCCCGGTAAAAACTTATACTGCACAAAGAAATTAATCTTGTTTTTCTTTATGTCGCCCTCAAGATAGTTTCTTCTGATAGAAAGTATCTTCTGGGATGACTCATCAATTGTTACGATGTACGGCAGCTTTAGGCCCGTCGGCTCTCCGTCGTCTCCTAGGTCTTCAAAGCCGGGTAGGTCCAGCACTGTGTGCGTCTCAAAGACCGTGTTATCTCTGTCTTCCTGATAGCTTGGCGACTGGCCTTCTATCTCATCAATTTGCTGACTTATGTCGCTTTCAGTAAAAGAAGTACCCCCACCAGTAAGCTCAATGTCAGCGTAGAATCCAATTAGCTGCTGCTTCTTGATTTCGTTTTTACTCATCTTCAAAACGTGCGTAACACGCTCCGCCGAAGAAAGATCAGTGGCCTCGTAAGGCACCACTAAATTTTCTGGGGCAATAAACTTAGAGAGGGCCCTATCTCTGGCTGTATCGTAATAAACCTTCTTAAATGCTGAGCCAGCAAGGGGAAGGTAGAACAACAGCATGTCTAGCTCTGGGTCGTATTCCTCCATTACATTCATAATGTAGAAATTCATAAACTCTTGAACGCGCTCAGCCTGCATCTCTACATCTGAGTTTCGAGTGCCGATAATCTCAGTTTTTACTGGACCCTTGGCTGGAAGAAGCTCTTTATAGGCTTGCGCCTGAAACTGAGTTACTGCCTCTGCCAAGATAGGGTGAATTACGCCAGAGCTACCTTGGAACGGGGTGCTTCTGGTTTCGTCAAACTTCATGCCCAAGTATTTCAGGCCGTCGGTATAGGTCTTCTCCCATTCCGAGCGAGATTCTATGTCGGCCTGAATTGACGACAAGACATCGCTAGAAAGCCCCATGAGCTCTGACGAATCAAGAAAATCAACTAAGTTGGCGTTGAAGTCAGTTTGGATCATATCCTCAACAGCATTCATTTCGTCATCAACAAGAATTTCTTTCTCGGTAACCAAAATTTGTGCCGCATTCTTGATTAGGTCGGACCTGTCTGGCTCCTGAAACACCTCTACAGAATTTCCTGTATTAACTATTTCGGGTGTGCCTAGATCTCTTCTCTCAATAGCCATTAGTAATACACCGTTCTATTTTGTGGGAGCAATTTTACTTCGTCCATATAATCACTATCCAGATTTAAAAACCCGCCTTGGCGGAATCTCATCAAAGCCATTGTTGCAGAGTCAGTATAATCGTCATGCTCTGCAAATGGAAAACTTGCCATTTCGTCAATCACCTCTTCGGCGAATGTTTCGTCGGGAGCCCAGACCATCCCCGACTCAAATATTGGCGCAACGCTATTCATTCGCGCTATTTTATCCTGACCCCTGCTGGGGGTATAGGCGGTAACTGGGATTCCCATTCTCCTTAACTCCTGAGTAAGTGGCGTTCCAGAAGCCTTGGCCTCAATCAGAACGCAATCTGGCTCCCAGTATTGATACTCATCATACGCTAATTTTTTCAATTCTGGAAAGTCAAGGCGCACGCGCTTGGCGTCAAGCAGTATAATTTGATCTCCGCCTTCAGGAACGGGCTCAAAAACAGCCCAAGTTGTAATGGCAGAGTAATCCGCCGTTTCTTTTTTACTAAATGCGGTGTCGTAGCTTTGTATAATGTAAGAGTAGGCCGGAACAACTTCAGAATCGTATACGTTCCACCACTCTCTTTTGACTATGGCCCCAGAGGCTGCGGTAGGATTCTGCATCCATTGGGCATTCCATTTTGAAAGGGGCAGCGATGCTTTGACCGAAAGCAGTTCTTCTTTCTTCCAGAAACCGGGCCATAGGGGCTCGTCTGTCTCTGGCATGATCGCTGGAAACTCTACAACGTCCCATTGGTCGGCGTGCTCTTCTCCCTGACGCTTTAGGACCTTACCTACAAGATCTTTAGTGCTCCAACGAGTCATTACTATTATGATTATGCCGCCCGGCTGTAATCGCTGTCTTGGACCAGAGGTATACCACTCGTAGGCCGCATCCATAGCGCTGGGCGACATTGCATCTTGCTCAGAATGGGGGTCGTCAATAATTAGAAGGTCGGCGCCGCGACCCGTAATTGCTCCACCAACACCGGCGTAAAAACTTTCTCCCTCTTGATTTGTAGTCCATCGACCCGCGCTTTTATTGTCTGATTGTAATTTTAAATCAGGAAAGATGCCTTGATAGTCTTCGCCATCAATTATGTTTCGTACCTTACGGCCAAAGCGCACGGCAAGCTCGGCGGTGTGCGTTGTTTGAATGATTTTTAAGTTTCCGCGCAAACCCATCATCCAAGCGGGAAAGAATGTGCTGGCAAACTCCGATTTGGAGTGTCTGGGAGGAAGGCAGACTATTAGTCTTTTTAGTTTTCCTTGGGCTATTTTATTAAACTTCTCGCCAATAATCCGATGGTGGCGCCCCTCAATAAACTCTGGCCACATATGCTTAACAAACTTAATAAAGTCGCCTTGGCACTCTTCTTGTTTTTCTAGGCTTTTGTATCTATTTAGCAGCGACTTTGCTTCAATCTGCTCTTGCTCAGACAATACATCAAAGTCCTTAAAGACCGGCGCCTCAGACATGGTCCCACTCTCTTCCTTGCCACAGCAAAGCCTCCGCCTCCCTGCGCCTAATAAGGCCGTCCAGCACTTTGCCGCCAGCCCTATTCCAGCGTTTTATCTGGTGAGGGATATCACCACGACTGCTGTCAGTATTATCATTAATGCGACGCAAAAGAGTAGATTCTTTAAGGTTACCTCCACCAAGATTGTATACCCAAGAAACGAGCGCATCGAATTCATTTTGCTTGAGAGGTACGTTGATTTGCTTGTGTATAATTTTTTCAAATTTATAAAGATCGTCTGCAAGTAAGGCTTCAGCCTCGTCTTGCGTACAAGCATCTCCCTCCTTAACTCCCTTAGTCGTTCCAAAGCCAATCGTCCATACGTCAGCACTGCACCGATAAGCATCTAATTTACACCCCTCAAATTTTTTAATGAGGGCGATTCCCTCTCCGCTAGTTTTCATAGTCTGCTTCTTTATGCAATATTTAACAATATTGTACATACGAATAGTGCATTCGTATACGACTAGCATTATTTCTCTCTTTGCACGCCTTTGGCCTTTTCGTAAGACCTCATTGCGCCCATACCCAACATGCCCATAAGAACGGGGGTTAATAATGAGGGATCAACTTCTGGCACGGTAAACCAGATACCAAGTATCTGAGCAATAATTACGTTATAGGCTAGTCCGACTCCAGCCACCCACCCAGTAAATGGCCTCCAGCCAGCAACAAACAAGCTCTTATGAGCCGCTTCTACGGCGTTTACTGCTAACTGACCCTTGGCCAACTCTGTGGCTTGTTTAGACGCTAGAGTGCTAATCTCATGCACTAGAGCATTCTTCTGATCTTTGTCTTCGATAAACTTGTCAAGAAGGTCAGATACTGGGCCGATAAGACTGGATAAAATCGCCATCTATAGCATTGCTCTAGTTTTTCCATCCACCCATGCTAACTTGCAGACGCATTCGGTAGGCTCATAGTAACTTCTTTCCCCGTTGTAATTTTGGGCGTAGTACCTACAAGCGTTTAAATTTTTAAAATACATAGTCTTTTCGTGATCTATTTGGCCATCAAAAATAAATAACAAAGCCACTACCAGCTTCATTTCTTAGATAACAACGCTTGAACGAGAGCCTGTATCTGTTCGTTAGTTTGCTGTTGAGTCTTCTCAGATCGCTCTAAACTAGCCACAATAGCCGACAGTTTGGTTTCAGTAACCGCTTGCGCTTGACCGTTTTCTTGCGCTTTCTTTAAGGACTCTCTTGCAATCTTGTCAATTCTACTGCGCTCTTCAGATGCAAAGGAAGACTCAGCCTGAAGCACTCCCCATGCTACAGACATTGCTACAATAGCCGCTCCTACAGGCAACAAAGCTGCTGGAATTAAAACTTGGCTCATACTACTCCCCTAAAACTGGCCGCGTTGCAGGGAAGTCCGAAGTAG